CTCAAGCGCATCGCCGGCAACACGGGCTCGGTCGACGTCGGCTTCAACGAGAAGACCGGCCTCTTCACCAAGCTAGATTTTTGATTTCCCGCTTGCATGAATGCAAACGGGATGGTAATGCAAACGCAGAAAAGGAGACGACCACATGTCAGTTAACAAAGCGATCATCATGGGCCGCCTCGGGAAGGACCCCGAGATCCGCTCGGTCGGCAACAGCGATGTCGCCAACCTGTCCGTTGCGACCAGCGAGCGCTGGAAGAGCAAGCAGACCGGCGAGTGGGAAGAGAAGACCGAGTGGCACCGCGTCAACGTCTGGGGCGAGAAGGGTAAGGGCACGATCAAGTTCATCGAGGACAACCTGCGCAAGGGTGATCAGGTCTACCTCGAAGGCCAGATCGAGACCCGCAAGTGGAAGGACCAGCAGGACGTCGAGAAGTTCTCGACCGAGATCAAGGTCAGCCCCTTCGGCGGCACTCTCCAGAAAATCTGGGAGAAGAACGACAACAACGGTGGTGGCGGTCGTGACCGCGATGACCGTGGTGGTCGCGATGATGACCGTGGTGGTCGTTCGTCGAGCCGCGATGATCGCGGCGGTCGCGATGACCGTGATGATCGCGGTGGCAACAGCCGCGGTTCGTCGAGCCGCAACAGCCGTGATGATGATCGCCGCGACAGCCGCGATGATCGCGGTGGCCGCAACGACTCCCGCAGCGGCGGCGGTCGCAACGACATGGATGATGACATCCCCTTCTAAGAACCAGCTTCCCCGTTGAGCGGGGATATCGAGGGGCGCCCTGACTGGGTTGTGCGTGCCAGGGCGCCCCTTTTTCGCATCACAACATTTGCTTGAATGCAAACCGAGGGCTCATGAGACATCCGTTCACCACCGTGCTTCCCTTCCTGGCCGACGAACTGGCGGCGAAGGCTGGCATCCAGATCATCCCCTGCACCTGCCCGCCCGGCGGCCCGTGCCTCGGCACCGAGGACGAGCCCGTTGCCACCATCATGGTCTTCGCCATCGACGGCGATGAAGACGACAATGACGGCGGCCCGTCCGGACTGCTCGACGATCCTGAGGATCTCGATGACGACCTCGACAACGACGAGGACGAGGAGTTCGAGTTCGAGCTGACGCCGGAAGGTGTCGCCGAGATCGAGCGCGAGCAGGATCGGCAGGACGTCACGCACCTCGGCAAGATCGTGGACAACATGGTCTACGTGGTCGGGATGTACTCGTCCCTCATCCAGAACAAGGTGGGGGCGTGATGTCGTCGTCCGAAACCACCATCCTCGACATCTCCCCGGGCGCTCTGTCCGACTATTACGACTGGATCAAGCAGGCGGCTGCCGGCGACGTTCTGGTCTACTGGACCGGCCACCTCCAGCGTGACCGCCAGAAGGAGATCCCGGAGCACGATGTCCTGCGCGCCGTCGAGCGCATGAACATCGCCCAGCTCAACGTGATCGCCGACCGCATCCGCAAGGACGCGGACGAGGGCCAGATCCTGCTCACGCAGAAGCGCCTCGGCTACGGCGAGTACGAGTACCGGGCAACGCGACGCCGTCAGATGTACGGCAACGCTGCGGTGGCGAATGACCAGCTCGTCCCCGCTTGACGCTCGCACCCAGGCGCTCAGCTGGCTCTCCCATGGCGGAGAGCTGGCGTTCGCTCTGAAGGGTGACCGGGCAAAGCACAGCGATGTCATCTGGCAGCTGCTCGTCGAGGCCGTCGAGGTCATCGACAAGACGCCCGACCAGGAACGTCGCTGGCTGACGTCCGGCCAGCGCTCCGGCGGCTGGAACATGATCGGCATGTCGCGGGCCGAGCTGATCGAGATCGAGCGCCTTCGTCTCTTCAGCTCGATGAAGCCCTTCGACGGCAACACGAAGACCGCTCCCCAGCGGAACGACGTGGATCGTGCTCTCGGCGTCCTCGAATGGATGCGCTGGTGCAACGTCGCTCGCCTCCCCGAGCGTCTCACCAAGGCGGCCATCGCCCTCGCCCGCGGCGGAGATCAGGAGCTGGTCCACAAGCTCTACTGCCCGACCCGCAAACCCAATCGGCAGAACACCGCCGAGATCAAGACGAGGACGGTCGGGTTCATCCTGACCGGCTTGAAGAACGACATCGGCATCGTGCCGGCAGACGGCATCAGCTTCAAGGATTTGCTCTCGTGAGACCTGCCTGGAATGACATCAAGCGGATCGACGACGCCGCGCAAAACGTCGCCAAGTTCGTGTTCAGCAACGGCACCGCGGTCGCGGAGTCGGTGCTCTACAAGTACCCGGACTATGCCACTCGCACCGTCATCTGCTGCTCGACGCAGTCGGGCTGCCCGGTCGGTTGCCGCTTCTGCGGCGCTGGCGACAACTTCGTCCGGTCGTTGACCGCCGACGAGATCGTCGCCCAGGTCGAGCACTCGATCGAGCAGACGGGCATCCAAGCCTCAGAGATGAAGCGCCTGCAGATCATGTTCATGTCCATGGGCGAACCGCTCCTGAACCTGAAGGGTCTGATCCCCGCGCTCCGGCAGCTCTATCGGCTGTATCCGAACGCAGCCCTGCTGATCTCCACCTCGGCGCCGAGCATCAACTACGAGCCCGTGCGGGAGATCTCGATGGAGATCCCGACGATCGGCCTCCAGTTCTCGGTCCACGAGACCACGGACGCTGCTCGCAACGCCCTGGTGCCGTTCAAGAGCAAGCTGACGCTGGAGCAGATCGCCCGCGAAGGCAAGATCTGGCACGAGGTCACGGGCCGTCACCCCTTCTTCAACTACTGCGCCCACGACGGCAACTCCTCGGTCGAGGATGCCGATCGGCTGCGCGCCCTGTTCGATCCGCATGTCTGGAACGCGACCATCAGCGTGGTCTGCGAGCGCTCCGAAGGCATGCCGGCGACCAACGAGCACCAGCGCAACCTGGCATCGGACTTCAGCCTCAAGATCGTTGAGCGCGGCTACGACGTCCGCGTGTTCGATCCGGCCGGTCAAGACACGATCGGCGGCGGCTGCGGTCAGCTCTGGTTCGTTCAGAAATGGATGCAGGACCACCCCGATCTCGCTCGCCCGAGCATCGGTCGTGGCTTGCCCGTCGTCCACGCTCCAGCTGCGCATGCCGCGTAACCCGGAGATCACAGACGCCTACCTGAAATTTCAGGCGGCGAGACGTGTCCACGAGGCATGTCTCTGCCGGCTGGAGGCGTCCTTCATCGTCGGCTCCGCTGAGCAAGTGGAGCTGTCCATCTCAGCCCTCCTGGACTCGTCGCAGACGCTCGCCGATCGGCTGCGAGACCAGGTGTTCGCCCAACTCCGCGAAGAGGGGATCGATCCGATCACCCGACGCCCAATCCGGAATGACCGATGACTGCAGCAGCAACGTCCGACTTCAGAACTATCCCGGGTTACGAGGGGATCTACGAGATCTCCGCTAAGCCCCAGGTCAAGAGCCTCCCGCGCTTGGTTCCGCACATCCGCAAGGATGGCTCCAGCTACAACAGCACCGTGCCCGGTGGCATCCGCAAGACCCATACCGCCCCGGATGGCACCGAGTACGTCGTCCTGTCCAAGGACCGCGTCAACCGTCAGTTCGCGATGCGCGACCTAGTCAGGTGGGTGCTGAAGAACGGGCCGCGCGCTGAGCCGCACTCCACCTGGGTGCAGGGCGAGACCAAGAAGAAGCGCAAGTCCAAGAAGGCCGAAGTCAAGTCTAAGCGTGCTCCAAAGAGCGTAACGACAAAGAAGGCGAAGCCGGACGCTCCCGTGCGCACGGTGAAGCCTGCTGTCACGCCTCCGGCTGTCGCTGACCTGTTCGCTGAAATCCACAGCGACAAGGTCGAGGCCGTCTTCACGCGGTACTGGACGCTGACGCGCGGCCGGAAGGACTTCATCCCCGACTCCGGGCTGCAGAACTTCTGCATCGAGTTCGACCTGTCGCTGAGCCAGGTGAAGGACATCATCTTCTTCCGTGCCTACACGGACATCACCAAGCCGCTGCTCGACCGACTGGCGAAGTGATGCGGGAGATCATCATCGACACCGAGACCACGGGCCTTGAGCGCAAGCTCGATCGCATCGTGGAAATCGGCTGCGTCGAGATCAACAACCTGCTGCCTACGGGCAAGACATTCCACAAGTACGTCAACCCGCAGCATCCGGTTCACAGGGATGCGTTCAACGTCCACGGACTCAGCAACGAGTTCCTGAAGACGAAGCCGACGTTCAGACGGGTGGTCAACCAGTTCCTCACCTTCATCGGTGACGCGAGGCTGGTTGCCCACAACGCATCCTTCGATCTCGGGATGATCAACGACGAGTTGGAGCGGCTCGAAATGCCGCCGCTCCAGAACGAGGTCGTCGACACGCTGGAGATCGCGAAGGCGAAGCGTCCGGGTAAGCGAGCAACGCTCGATGCTCTGTGCTCCGCCTTCAACATCGACACCAGCAAGCGCGACCTTCACGGAGCCCTGCTCGACGCTCAGCTGCTGAGCGAAGTCTACGTCGAACTGCGCGGCGGCCGGCAATACGGCATGTCGCTGTTCGGCAACCAGGACGATGGGATCACCATCGACCAACTACCCGCTGCGAGACAGAGGCCTGTCCCTCTGCCGCCGCGGATCACTGAGGAAGAGCGCGCCGCCCACGCTGCCTTCATCCAGACGCTGGGCGGAGAAGTCATCTGGAAAGAATACCGCTGAAGGAGAACTGAGATGCAGTTTCTACGACGTACCCGCCACCTCGGAATGAGCGATGAAGCTCGTGCTGCCCGCATGACGTCTCTTGGCGGGTCGGACGCGCGCATCATCATGTCCGGCAACCAGCAGGCCATTGAGCAGCTCTGGCGCGAGAAGCGCGGCGAGCAGGAGCAGGAGGACATGTCCGAGATCCTGCTGGTCCAGCTCGGCAATGTTACCGAGCAGCTGAATGCTGACTGGTTCGAGTTCCAGACCGGCCTGTGCGTGACGAACGAGCAGGACAAGGTCTTCTACAAGGACTGGGATAAGGCTCACGCCACTCTCGACGGCCTCGTGCGCCAGACGCTCGAGTCTCCCGTCATGGCGATGGTCGAGTTCAAGTTCATGTTCCCCTTCGGCTTCGACAAGCAGAAGGCCTACGACAAGTACTATCCGCAGTGCCAGCACAACATGATGGTGATGGACCTGCCGGTCTCGTACCTGTCGATCATCACTGGCGCCGGCCAGTGGGTGATGATGGAGGTCGTGGCCGACATCTTCTACCAGGCAAAAATGCTCCAGGCCGAACAGGACTTCTGGGACTGCGTCCAGACCGGCCGCACGCCTGGCAACCCGGTCGCGGAGGTCCCGCTGCTGGAGAAGATCCGCGTCGCGGACATGAGCCAGGACAACGCCTGGTGCGCCCTCGCTCAGAAGATGGTCGAGACCAAGACCGTCGCCGAGGAGCACGAGAAGGCGAAGAAGGAAATCAAGACGCTGATGCCGGGCGACGCCAAGATCGCCTCCGGCAAGGGCGTGACGATCTCCTATTCGAAGGACGGCAAGAAGCTCATCAACATCGACAAGGAGGCGGTCAAGCAGGCCGACAAGGACTCCGGTCGTCCGCTGCCTGAGCCCAAGCCCAAAGCGACGCGCTCCCGGAAGGCAGCGAACAGCAACGAGAAACCCGCAGAACCCGCGGCAGACGCCGCTTAATCACAGGAGAGAACCATGGCACGACGCAATCCCCGGCTCGACAAGATCTACGACGTCTTCGACAAGCACAAGGTCGAGATCGATCGCGACTCCATCTGGGAAGTCCAGGGCACGCCCGTCGTCAAGCACAAGGACGTCGAGCGTCTCGGTGCCGCGATCGGCGTCAAGTGGACGAAGCCCGAAATCCTCCGTGCCGAGCGTGACGAAGCCGTCATCCTGGTCATGGGCGAGGCAGGCGGCAAGACCGAGTGGTCGATCGGCGAAGCCTTGATCGTTCGCGAGAACGAGATCGGCGGCAACTACAAGGTCAAGGGCAAGATGGCGGCCTATCCGTACGCCATGGCGGAGAAGCGGGCGAAGGATCGCGTGATCCTGAAGCTGGCCGACCTGCACGGCGATGCCTACTCGTCCGAGGAAGCCGACGACTTCAAGGAAGAGTCGGGCAACAGCCGCAACGACGACCGCCGTGACGACCGTCGCGACAACCGTCAGGACAGCCGTCCGGCCAACGACGACAAGCTGCCGGCCCGCGAGGCCACCGTATCCAAGGAGGAAGGTCAGAAGATCGTGACCTTCTGGTCGGACAAGATCGCCCAGATCACCCGCACCAAGGAAGCGATGGAAATCGCATCGAGCCAGGATTTCATCAAGGACATGAAAGTCCTGTCCTCGAACGGCGAGGCCTACGTCATGGGCAAGCTCAGCGACAAGTCGCAGGAGCTGAAGAAGGCGGCTCATGCCGGATAAGGCTGCGGCCTACATGGAGCTGGCCACCTTTGCGATTTCGATCGCCGAGGGGCCAGCGTCCTCCCTGCGTCAGTGGTGGGCGGACGAACGCGCCCGCCGCGAGGACTACGGCCTCAGTCAGGACCAGATCGACACACTCGTCGATGCCTGCCGGGTGAAGGTCGAGTCCTGGGGCAGCGAGGAGAGACCGAGGTCAGAACCCAAACCGAGATCAACCAACCAGCGCGCCCGGCAGGGGTCGCTGATCTGAGGCGTCATGAAGAGATCTGACACATGAGCGCGAGCAACAACTCGAAGAACAAGTGGATCATGCTCCGTAAGGTAGAGGGCGTCATGGTCCCGCATGCTGCGTACGATCGGGAAATGCTTGAGGCGATCCCGGAGAACGTTCCGGTCCGGGCTCAGTTCGCCCAGCCGCGGAGTGGTCCCAGGCACCGCCTGTATCGGGTGTTGATCCGCATCGTCGCCAACAACACCGACCTGTTCGCGCACGAGAATGCGCTGCACGACACGCTGCTGCTCGCCAACGGCGTGGTGCGTCCGGTCATGACCACGGCCGGCGAGATCATCATGATGCCCTCCTCCACCGCGTACGACGCGATGGGCGAGGAGGAGTTCAAGGCCTACTTCGACGCCGCGCTCCAGACCATCCAGACGCACATCATCCCGGGGATCGACCTGGATGCGCTGCTGAAGGAAGCCCGGCAACAATCCAACTACAAGGACGCCGCCAACGACAACGACGAGCGGCAAAGCGACAAGGTGGCGTGATGGAAATTCTGAAGAAGCTGTCCAACCTGATGCGTGGCATCGGCAAGGACGAGAAACCGCAGATGCCGGAGTGGTTCGGCTCCTACCTCGACGAGGACGGCATCGTTGCCGACGTGATCAAGCGTGTCAGCGCTGACAGCGTCGCCCTGGAGCGCTGGCTCGATCCGTGGAGCTGGAAGTTCCCGTACCTGGGGCGCCCGATGCCGTTCGGCCCCAAGGAGCCGGAGCACGCCGGCTGCCTGGTGTTCGCCGACCGCGGCATCCGCAACTTCTATGGGCTCTGGCACGCCAACAACCCGCACACAGGCGGAGACGAGTTCGAGATCACGGACAACGTCATCACCGATCCGCGCCACCCGGACAATTTCTCCGGCCGCATCATCGATCGCGTCAGGGCCGAGCTGGCGAAGCGCTTCCCCAGGCAGGAAGCAGCATGAAAGTCGCCGACGATATCGCGAAGCGCTGCGTGGAGAGCATCAACTTCTACACGCTCAACAAGATGCCAGCAGACGAAGCCGGCATCCTTCTCACCACGCCGAAGGGCTGGAAGGCACCTCCGCGGTTTCCGCGAGGCCGTCTCAATATCGTCAAGCCAGACGGCACCAGGATCTGGCACTTCAACGCAATGCGGCTGCTGGCCTTCCTGGTCGGCAACAAGCTGACCACCCTCAAGATCGAGATGAAGGCTCCGCCTGAATGAAGCGCATCCTCCAACATGAGCAGACCGTCGTCCTCCATGGCGAGGACGGCGAGAGGCTGCGGGTGTCCTACGACAACCGCGGCGAACCGTACCGCAAGGGTGTGTCGCTCTGGCTCGACTCCGGCACCATCCTGCAAGGCGTCTTCATCGAGAAGAGCGAAGGCGAACGGCTGCGCGACCTCTTCAACCTCCTCTTCCCAAGGAACAACGGACAATGAACCCGAAGCTACTACCCGCTGCCGATGATCTCGCGGGCAACATCTCCAGAATCACCGAGGAGTCCGGCGAGGTTCTGCAGGCGATCGGAAAGATCGAGAGATTTGGACTCGAAAGCTACCACCCCCGGAAGGGTGGACTGAACAATGCTGCTCACATGCTCGCCGAGCTGGCCGACTTGCGACACGCCATCTCCGTCACCGAGGCGCTGCTGACCGACCACGCCAAAGCGGTCGTGCTGAGCGATGGCGACTTCCGCCACGATTTCGTCTGGACCGACACCCTGATCACGACGCAGGAAATGCGCGAGCTGATCGGCGATGAGGACCACGACAACGACGACGACTTCAATGCCGAGAACGAATGCATCCCGGTCTGCGCCGGCCAGTGGCACCGCGAGGGCCTGGAGTGGCGCTTCTACGTTGACCCGGAGCTGGACTGATGCGCACGCCTCGGCTGTCCAAGGCTCAGTTCAGGTTCATGGAACTGTGGGTGCCATCCCAGAAACACTGGCGCGAGAAGGCAGGCTTCACGATCGGCGCCGTTGCCGGGACGAAGCTTGAGGAACGGAGCCTGAAGGCGCTGATCCGCAAGGGTTTTGCCGCGGAGGACGGTCAGTTCACCGAAGCCGGACTGGCATCCTACGCGAGGAAAATTTCTCGTCTTCGTGCTTGACTGTTTGCTCGAATGCAAATACGAAAAGCAAATGGATGCCACCCTCCCTCTCGCACCGCCGACCGGTTTCCGCAAAGGAATCCCGGTCACGGTGAAGCTCACGGTGGTCATCCGGCAGGACGCGAAGTGCGCGACCTGCGGTGAACGCCTGGGCAAGCTCGAAGACGCCGAGTTCGATCATGTCCCCGCATTGCAGCTGCGATGCTGGGATCCAGAGGCGAAGGACACTGTGCCTCCCGCAAACGACGCGGAGCACATCTTCGCCAAGCACGTCGACTGTCACGCAGCCAAGACCTTCGGGTCGAAGGCCTCCAAGCGTGGTGCCGACGTGACGGAGATCGCGCGGACAAAGCGCATTGCCAAGGACACCGAAGAGTTCAGACGCCGCATGCTGGCGAAGGGCGACCCCGATGCCGTGGTCGATCCTCCCAGCAGGCGGCCCAAGCGAGCGTGGCCGAAGAGGTCATTCTCGAAGAGAGGGAAGCATGAAGGCACACGTTCGCGAGATCAAGAAGGAGGCGCAGCAGCTGATGGATGATGGCGAGATAGACGA